CCAGCCGCAAGCCCGTGAGCGTTTCTTTTCCCAATCTCAAAATCAGCCAATGAATAAAGACTGTCCTCGGACTGGTCCAAGGGCTTCCCCATCCAAATATGTTGATAATCCTTCTCTGATAACTTCCGGCATTCCGCGGCCTCGTTCTTTAGCGCTTGGGGACAGAACGGGTTCTCGTCATAGTTAATATCAATCACCAGCGTATCCGGCCTTTTCGATAGCATCACAATCACAGGATCATTATGCACATGTGGATTCATCGTAAAGATGATCTTTGCGTTTTCTTTGCGGATAGTGGGAATGAGGACATCAAGCGTTTGCTTGGTCAAGGCCTGTGCCTCATCGATCCAAAGTAAGTCAATACCCTCCATCCCTTGAATGTTAAACGCCCCTTGCTCTCTAAATCCACGAAAATTAATATTGCTCTCTGTAACCTTCGAGGAAATCTTTGATGCGGCAATGTCAAAATTAAGCTGGAACTCTCTGATTAAATCTGCAAGGAGGGAATAAACTGACTCCGAAATGCTATTCTGCGTCTCTCGGCCACACACTGTCCGAAGCTTGTATTTCTCATTCAGGAATAATACAAACCTCCCGATCGATTGAGACTTCCCACCGCCACGCCCACCCTTAACAATAAAATAGCGGTAGTCGTTGAATCGATCAATTAAGCCGAGAAGTTTCTCCGGGATATCCAAGATCTTCGGAAGAATCAGAGGCATCAGGTTTAGCGCCTATATTAAACTCAAGGTTAATAGTTGGCGCCTCACCAGATACTTTCTGGATCGTAGGCATTAAAACAACGTGGTTCATTGCTCCGAGAATTTCTGTGGGCATATCTTTTTGGACTAAAGCCAAAGCGATCTTTATCTTTTGAGCTTGTTTAAACTTATGAAAATTATCATTCAAATAAGTCCATGTTTTTCCGAGCAATAATTCCTTAACTGATTTCTCACGTTCAGTGGTGTTCATTTGCCCTTCCTAAGCGCTTTCAAAATCTCGAATAACAAGTTGGCTTCTACGCTGTCGGATGAATTGGTGGTATTGTCTACGCCGCGGATCATGACGCTTTTGCCCAGGCGTTTAACCTGAATATCGTCATGCACAGCAAAAACGTCAAAGCCTTTTCTTGGAAGGTCAGCCATATCTAAATAATACCACTTTCACGTTTCCTGTCAAAGCAAAATTGGCAGCTTCCCCCTCCGGTGTTGCGCGATAAAATCAAGCGCCTCTTTCTCTTGCCCGGGAACGATATTTTCTTCAGCCAATTTCAGATATTGATCGGCTTCCTCATTGTTCTTGAGCAGCCGGAGGCATGTGGCGATATTCATCAAAACTTTAAACTCATTCGGTGAAAGGAGTTTTGCCATCACCCAAAGGATTAAAGCCTCTTTATAGCTCTGGGTGTCCCAACGCTTCATCGCCCGGCAATGCCACGCCCACCAGGCATGAGGATCTTCACAGACCGCAATCTCTGTTATCCAATATTCGTCCTTGTACATATTGATCGTGTAAAACGTGCGGGTTGCATAAAAAGCTATAAATGCTGTAACTATAGCAGGATATGGAGTGATAACCTGTGCTAGAGCGAACATTAAAAATACATTCGGGAAGGCAACAAACCTTTCTGCAATCTCCTGATTCGCCCGGATCACGTTGCAGAACGGCGCTACGGTCAAGAAGAAAGCTAGAATCGCCCACGCCAATAGCCCCCATTGAAAATAAGCAAATGCCAGAGTTCCGATTATCCCAAATACCCCAATCCAAAAGAATTTATCCCATATCGATTCCCACTTCTTCCGTTGGCTGCCGGCCATCGACTGTAAGAAGTTATGATAAAAAGTGATCCTGAAAGGGATTAAACAAAGCGTCAGGTAAAAACCATAGGTCTTGATAAAGATAATGACTTTTTTAAAATTATACGTCTTATCAACCGTGAACGACTCCGTGTTACTCTTGTATTTAATCGCTTTTGTGAATTTCCGTCTGTGAATCAAAAGACAAATCAACGCTGGAATCAGCAAATACCACCAAGGCGAGCCGATCAAGGCTAGAGGCAGGCCGTGAAACCCAATCGTGTACCATGTCCCAAAATACAAAAACAACGGTGATAATAGCGGAACCTGAATTGCAATAAGAAAGCTTAAAATCGGGAGCGCGTACCCCCTGCATCCAGGCCAGATCGTGCCTTGATTGTTCACGGGGTTTACCGAATAAAGAAGCGCCGCCACGAAAGAAACTTGATTCGCGCCTAAGCCAGTATAAATCAAAACACAGATGGCCGCATGAATCAGCAACGCAAGCAAATGCTCAAATTCTTCCGTTTTAGTAATCCCGAGGATCAGTTTTCCTTTGTGCCATACAAAACTATAGGTCGTCCCTTTTAACTTGCAGGCCCCGGTAAATTGCAGCCATCTTTTATGCCATGCGTTTTTAAACACAGGCGGGTTATGGAAAACTGAGAAATCATCTGAGACGAACTTAAATTTTAAAGTCTTTAAATAAAGGGCGAAGTTCGCAATAATAATCAACCCGATATAGTCAAATATTCTCATTTCGCCGCCCATAGATGATTCACCCTTTTTAATAAATACGTTAGGTCTTCAATGTGTCTTATCTCGGTTATCTTCCTCCACCAATACCAAGGCTTTTTGTAAACATCGTAAACCTGCTTGATATACTGCTGTGCAGGGTGATTCTCCGGCGGCGCCGTTCTTGGCGGCATGTAAACTGACGCCTGCGCGGTTTTCACATAACCTTTTTTTAAGAGATAATGAATTTCGTTCACGGTCCGCATATTGTCTTCGTGGGTTTCCCACTCATAGCCGAACATCGAAGTTAAATGCACTTCCAGTCCCGCGTCCGACATGGCTTTCATGTTCGCGACGACATTCTCAGACTTCTGCCCTTTCTTGATAATATCAATCGTTTTCTGATTTGCCGATTCCACCCCAACAAGGATAAATCTAAACCCGGCTTGCTTCATCAGCCTAAACGGAACTATCTTTTCTTCGATCGGCTTCATGTTGCATCCGATGGTTATCCATTTTTTCCTTGGTCCAAGTATGCGACTACCCAAAGGCGGCTCATTCATCTTTGCACAAAATTCTTTAAGCCAATCACCTATTGGAAAAGTGCCAGAATCGTCAAAAACCTCTTTATATCCGTGATATATAAGATCATCAATTTCTTTCATGCAGTGATCAACTGTTCTAAGCCCGCGCTTTTCTCCTTGCTCAAGCTTGAGTGTATCGACGCAAAAAGTACACCGCCCCCACCAACAAAGGTTTGATGCCATCATGTGAGTAGCAGGATGACGCTTGTAATTGCCATATGACTGCCAGCGCGGATTCTTGGCATCTGTAAACACTCTGTCTGGATATGGAAGTTTCTCGAACGGCACGTCTATTTGAAAATCGTTTTGAATTAAATTTAATTGCTCATGCAGAGGAGTATTTTTAACATCATCCCAATAAACCTCATGCCCTTCATTCCTTAAATGCGTGGCGTACATCGCCAAATGTGCAGGGTAAACCCATACTGGCTTTTGAAATTGGCGTTGTTGATTGTATGGACTAAGAGGAAACAGGTATCTCATCTAACCCGCAAATAATCCATTAGTTACCACCCATAAGAAACCTTCTCTTTCCCAACAACAGCACCCCATTCTCTTTTTACTTCTGTTTTCCCTTTACAATTAGGGCAAACAGCGTAAAACGTTTTATGTTTTTTCTTTTCATATTCATACCAACTGTTCAAATATCCCCTACTTAATGTCTTGCTGTCGTCAATCTTTTCCACTTCATCAACAATTAAATCTTTTTCTTCCGCTTCAAAAACTTCTTTGCACCAATCCTTAGCCCCGCAGTGAATCTTCATTTTAAATCCTCCATGATCGCCCAAAGATTATATTGATAATTCCATCCTGGATAATGACGTTTAAATTTTGAAACGTCCGAGATATACCACTGATGATCGCCTTTCCTCGGCTCGTCAACGTATTCAAAATCCTTAATCTTCATAAAGTTTAACGCTTCTAAAACTGAAACATTGCAATGCTGCCCCCCGCCCATATTGTAGACTTCTCCGGGCTTTGGGTTCCTGACAAAACAATCAATCGCCCGCACCAAATCTTTAGCATGAATATTATCCCTAACCTGCTTCCCCTTATAACCGTAAATCTTGTACGGCTTGTTTTCTTTTTTACAGCGCGCCATATACGCCAAAAACCCATGGAGCTCCGCTCCTGCGTGCGCCTTCCCAGTAATGCAGCCGCAGCGGAATGCGCCAGTTCTCAAGCCAAAGTAATGGGCGTATTCTTGTACGTACAACTCGCCAGCGAGTTTTGAAACTCCAAAAGGTGAATGCATGCAATGATCAATAGGCGTTGTTTCCGGGAATCCATCACCAGCCCAAAAAACAGGATTGGGTTCATATCGAGTCTCTTTTTCGATGTAATCGTATTTATTCGGCCAATCCCCATAGACCTTGTTAGTCGAAAGATAAATAAAAACAGCATCAGGACAATGCTTCCGGGTCATTTCTAAAAGCATGAGAGTTGAATAAGCGTTGATTCCGAAATCAAGCAGCGGGTTTGTCGCTGACCAATCATGCGATGGCTGTGCCGCAGCATGGATAATAACATCCGGCTTCTCGTTCTGGAAAAGGCCCTCGATTTTTGAAATGTCCACTCCGTAATGATGATAATTCGGATGGTCGATCCTGTTTTTAACGACAGACGCATCAACACCGAAGAAGTGCTTTCTCATATCGTTGTCGACTCCGTGGACTTCCCATGCGTCGTTAAGGTAATATCGGACGGCTTCAGAGCCAACAAGACCTAACGCCCCGGTTACAAGGGCTTTCATTCATCGCCACCTTTTTTCCACGGTATTATCTTCCATTTCAAACCCCCTTTTTAAAAAATCCAATCATGAAATTAACCGCATAAGTCCATAGCGTCGTAATCCAAGCTAAAAACGCAAGCTTTTGAAAATGCCCCTTGTGTCTCGCCCACGTTCCGAACTGCCGCCAAAGCGGCTTAAACGCCCCGCGCCGGTTGTGATAAACCAAAATAGAGGGATGATAAAAAATACCACCTTTTATCTTCTCTCCAAATCGATCATCCTCACCAGTCAAATAACCTTCAAATTGTGTCGCCACTTCTCTTTTAACGATTAAATTAAAACTTGGGAACCATTTCACTATCCTGTGTTCCTGCGGGATGACCCGGTACGGGCAGAACATCCATTGATGCACCTTGTCCGCGACCCTTTCTTCAAACGGCGCGTCCGGCGGTGACACTCCGGGACCGCAGACAGCGTTATAGTGTTTGAGCCAATACAGTGCATTTTTAAGCCACGCTCTTGATGGGTAAGCGTCGGAATCAATAAAAGCAAAAACATCCCCCGTTGCGCGTCCCATTCCCCAATTCCTCTTAGTCGCCGGCAATCCGGGCACAACAGAGTCAGGAATAACAATGATCTCTTTTTCTTCCGGCAACTGCTCCAAATGCCAGATGCACCGCTTGACATAATCGTCTATTTCTCTTGTCGGAATAATAATCGACACTTTAGCCATATACTCTCGCAAAAGATTACCCAAATAGTTCTAAAAGCAAGCTGCCTTCTGATTTCGCACTCAATCGGGACTTCCACAATTTTAAATTTTTTCCTTTGAAGCCTTGCGATTATCTCAGCGTCAAAAATAAAGCCGTTCGATTCCCATCCGCCATCCAATGCTTCTAATGCCGACCGCCTGAAAAGTTTAATGCCTGTTTGCGTATCGCACTGGACACCGTAAAGAAACCTAAACCATATCCGGGTAACATGAGTCATTATCTTCCGGCGCAATGGCGCGTGCGTAATTCGTTTACTCCCTGCTATTATATCAAAATCTTCAATAAATGGCAGAAGCCTTAAAAGCATCCGGGCTGGAATCTCACCATCCCCATCGAGAAAGGCAACAATATCGCCTTTGGATTCTTTAAAAGCTTCTTGCAAAGCCTGCCCCTTGCCTTTCCCATCACTGTCGTTATAAATCACGATCTCGCTGACTGGCAAAATCCGTTCAATTTCAGCGATAAAAGAATCAATATTTAGTTCGCTTTTAGATGGGAGCAGGATGCTTAACATGGATAGACGCTCTCAACAAATTGCTTTATTAAGCCACGTTGTTTTTCTTGAAGGCCGATAAGATCAAAGCCCGTGGCGAGAGCATAAGCCTGCAAAAACTCGGAGGACATAAACGGAAATTCGTTCTCGCAAAGGATGGCGAACTCTTTCCAGTCCTTCACTTCGCGGCCGGTGGAGCCGTAGACTATTTTTTTTATCAATGCTGAATCCCCACCAACAGGGATTTCTCTCCAAATAACCGCTTCGTGCATGAACGGGAAAAGAAATGCCCTCAAAGTCGATGCGGCAAGCCAAAGGTTTTCTCGAAGCGTCCGTTTGAGCCCGCAATGATCCATTGTTTTTTTGGAGAGGCAGGTCCGTATGACAGGCTTATACGGTGACGCATGCCATTCCGGCACCGGAAGCGGGTATTTGAATATTTCTGTAGCACCTAATTTTCTAATGATCGTATATTCCTCGGAGATCAACGTCCCTCCTGCCGCCGCGCTTTTATAGGTCTGATAAGTCTTCCCTGAATTTGGAAGGCCTACAACCAAGGAACTGTCTACACAGGAGGCGTGCATCAAAATCTTTCCTTTCTCCACCAATTTCAAAAGCTCGATCATCCGCAAAAGAATTTCGTGATTTGTCCAGCCTTTCATCAAAAATGGCAATTTCAAAAACATAGGGGTAACTTGACACCGTGAAAGTCCGTGAGTTACTCCGAGCTGGACGGGGAACCACCACGGAACGTCAAGATAAAGCCCGTCAATTTCAGGATCGTAAAGAAATGCCCCGATTTTATTAGCTTTTTTGCTGATATTTATTTTCTCGACAACATCGAAGTCCATCAAACACCCCTTGTAGAAATGGAAAAATCATTTGAAAGTTTTTACGCCAAATAAGCGAACCTGTATAAAAACCAACAAATACAGGAAGGAAAAAAGCAACATACACGCAATAGGATAAAGCATTAAGATGCTTTCTCTGGTAAAGCTGACGATTCCTGCCCATAAAATACGCATTTAACGGCCTCCTAAAGTTTGGAATGTGTGAATAGGTTTGTGACTTGTGGTAGCAGATTGCTTTGGAGTTGTAGACTACCCGGTAGCCCATGTCTTTGATCCGCTTGCAGAGATCGGCCTCATCAAGATCAATGGGGAAATTTTCTTCATCGAAGCCACCGGCATCTTCAAAAAGTTCTCGGCGGATCATAAAAGCATTGGCAACTTCGTCAACGCCATACAATGTCGCCCAATCTCCATAAGGGGAACAACCACGCCATAAAGGATTATTAGTCCTAATTCCGCTAGTAAAGCCAGTCAGCATACTCCGATCAGAACCGCCATCAGCCACGATCATCTTTTTGTCATCGTAACAAGCGGTCATCCCCATTACCCCGATAGTTTCGTCAAATGCCTTTACCATTTCTTCAAGCGCGCCGGTCTTTAAATAATTATCATCATCCACGAAAAATAGATATTCACCCTTCGCTTGCCGCGCTCCCTTGTTCCGCTTGGCCGCAAGCAATAAATCTTCATCATCGACAATGATAATTTCATGCTCTGTGGGAATGGTGTAAAGGAGCTTCTGGAGCATGGCCTCGCGGCCTTTCATGGTGGGGATTATGACGCTAACTTTTTTCATTGTTTTGGATTTGGTAATTTTCTCCATTTAACTCCCAAATCAACTAAACTCAATATCTCTTTATGATCAAGCTCTGACCATTCATCGCCTGTTTTTGGATCAACCAATGAACCTCGGAAAGAAAAAACTACCCCATTGAAAAATCTCCCTTCATCCTCATCATCCGTTTCCCAATGAAGAAAATAATAATGTCTTTCTTTTATTTTAAATTTTTTCATTTCAATTCGTCCCTTCCCATGCAAATTTACCGGGAATTTTGTTTGCTTTTAGAAATTCATTGCGCTTTACAAATCCGTCGTTGGTAGTAGGAATCAGGTCCGGAGCGTTCTCGACTTCCTTGCCCTTGACGAT